GGGGGGATAGAAACAAAAAACAAAATGAAAACAATATGTATAAATTAGTAAAAGTTGCAGATGTTCGCTTAAATATGGATAAGTTCGAAAGGGGCGAAATTAGTTACACCCGTGCTGTTGAGTTGATTAATGAAGCAGCAAATAGGGAAATTCAATTAATATCTTCACAAATGAAAAACAAAACCAACACAACTTTAGAGATCCCCGAAGGCAGCAAGGCTACCATTCAGGGAAAAGTAATTGACGGCAAAAATTACATTGTCGTTGAGGTGGAGCAGGAACCCGAATTGAAAGAGGGGGATATGGCTATATTTTGGGACTATACATCAGGTGCAATCATAGCCGTTTATAGGGGGTTTTTAGACGGCAGACATTTTGACCACTTGGCTAAGTATTGGGACAACGCCATCAAATGGGATGGGACAAAGGAGCAGTATGAAAAAGTGCTAAGGGGCGAATTAAAAAAAATACACAAATGAATGATGGAACGAACCTGCAGGAGAGGTTAAGAACCTATATGATCCCCCTTAAAGGGGTTGAAAGGTATTTTGTCTAATAGTGGGGCCCTAACCGGCCCCTTTCTATTTATCTACATTTATCTACAATATAAGCTACTAAAGAGTTAAAAAATATAGATTTAAGGCCGATGAGTAAAATTATAACCGATAGCGAATACGTTAAGCAGCAGGAGGAAAAGCTGCTTGCCATACGGTCAGAGGTACTCAAAGAGATGAAAGAGAGGGACTGTACCAAACACCAGCTGGCAAAGGGTACCGGGCTGGCTTATCATACTGTCCATGATTTTTTGTCTGAGCGTAGGGTCCCCAAGCTTGATACACTCATGCGGATAATCAGGTACTTGTCAATAATGGTGAACTTGTAGTAAAATGCCAAATCCGGAGAACATAGAAAAGCATAAGTTCACGAGCGACCAAAGCCGCGAAAAAGCCGCGATAAATGGCCGTAAGGGTGGTATTAAGTCCGGAGAAAGTCGCAGGGCACGTAAAACGCTGAAAGAGGCCTTGCTGGGTTTGTTGTCCGAGGGTGATATACAGGACAAGATGCTGCATGGTCTTGTATTAAGAGCCATGAAAGGAGATGCGGCAGCTGCCAAGCTGGTTGCCGAGCTGATAGGCGAATACAAGCAGAGCATTGATGTAGGAGTGGCAGACGTCGGGTTAATAGTTGAATTTGATGAAGGAGAGGATTAGATTAAACGGGAAGTATGCACCTCTGCGAAAGTTGAGGACACGCTATGCGGTGATCACCGGAGGCCGTGGTTCAGGCAAGTCCTTTGCCGTTGCAGTCGTTATTCTTTTCATCACTTTCTTCACAAAGAAAAAGACGATCCTCTTTACCCGCTACACATTGGTCAATGCAGAAACAAGTGTTATGCCCGAGTTCCTGGACAAGATTACCCGGGGAAACATGGGGCACCTGTTCACAAAGACAGGTAATGATATAATCAACAATCTGACCGGCACACGGATATTATTTCGGGGCATCAAGACTTCAACGGGGATAAACACGGCAGCCTTGAAGTCAATCCCCAATCTGATATTGTGGGTGAATGATGAGAGCGAGGAGCTGGTGGACGAGGTTACCTTTGACACGATAGACCTTTCACTTCGGGATATTGACGAGAGCTGCCATGTGTGGCTGGTGCTCAATCCTCCCGACATTAACCATTTCATTTATCGCAGGTTCTTCCACAATAACGGGGTTGAGGATGTCTGGAATGGCATCAAGGGGGATGTGACCTACATACACACCACCTACCTGGACAACCTGAAGCACCTGCCAAAGGATTACATTGACAAGGCCGAGAAGTGCAAGGAAGTTGATATTGACAAGTACAACAACGTATGGCTGGGCAAGTGGGCTTCCCTAACAGAGGGCAGAATCTACAAAGGCTGGAATCGGATTGCAGACGAGGACTACCCAACCGACCTACCCTGCTGGTACGGGGTGGACTGGGGATTTTCAAACGACCCGGCAGCCGTTGTGCGGATCTGTTTCGATGCTTCGACATATACGGTGTACCTGCATCAGGTCCTGTATGAGAAAGGATTGCTCACGGCAGCCATAGCTCAGGCCATAAAGGACGATATGCTCAACAGGGCAAGGACGCTATATAAAACAAGCACACTTGATGTAATGACCGAAAACGGGGCAATACAGATAAACGGGTATAACGTTGATCGGTTGAGTTCTTTTGATCCGAAGGCATTACCCAAAGAAGTGGCACAAGAGCTGAACAATATCCACACTTACGTTGGCGAGGTTTACTGCGATCCCGCCCGACCCGAACAGATCCGGGAAATGAAGATCATTCACGGCCTGATGGCCACCGGTGCGGTCAATAAGGACAAAACCGGAAGAATAGAGTATCTGAAATATTTCAATGTCTGCTATACCGAGAGCAGTAAGGATTTGCACAATGAGTACGTGAATTATCGCTGGAAACAGTCAAAAACAGATAAAACAAGGTATATAAATGAGGCGGAGGATGGAAACGACCACTTGATGGATGCACTCAATTACGGAGTGGCCACCCATTTAAGGCGTTTAGGAATAGCAAACAGAATAGGAGAACAATAAAATTAACACTATGGCAAATATTTTCACATTCGGCAGAGAGATGGAAACACTCAAAGCCACAATAAGCGAACTGAAGGAGTTGCAGATATCACAGTCCCGACTGCTAAGGGAGAAGAAAGGGTACCTGTACGGGGATAACACCGACAATGAGTTTTTCCGTAAACTTCTTAACGTGACATTCTCCACTACCGACTTCGGGGATTTCGGCAGGGAGGAATTGTACCTGACATATAGAACCAATAGTGCGGTATTTGGGATAATCGACAGGATCGCCAAAGCCTGCGGAGAGATTGGGCAGTACATTGAGTTATTGGATAAAGACGATAACGTGGTTGAGGACAACCCGCTTATAAAAGTCTTGCAAAGGCCCAATGACAGATTCTCGCTTTATCAGTTCCTTTATGCCTGGGCGACAAATTACAACGTCTTTGGAGATGCGTTTGTATATGCAAAAAAGGGAGTTGGAAAAGACTTGGGTAGTTTGTCGGAGATGTATGTCATTCCAAGTCAGATGGTGAAAGTTGAAAAGGGCGGTTGGCGAGAGCCTATCAAGGGGATCAAGATAAGTGGCTCGGCTGATACGGAAGTGATTGACAATGGGCAGTACTTCCAGTCGTTTGTCTATAATCTGGACCCTGACACATACTTCGGGTTCAGCCCATTGATTGCTGCGGCCTACGATTGCCAGCTGCTGAAAAAGGGCAAACTACGGTTGAATACATCTATGGACAACGGAGGCGTAAACGCTATCATTGCCCCGGCAAAGGACAAAGATGGCTTTGTTGTTCCCCAGGCAGCCAATGAGCTGGAAAAGGATCTAAACAGCAACAAGAATGCCAACAGGACCATGTTCCTTCGTCAGGCGGTTGAAGTAACAAAGGTAGGCAGCACCCCGGTTGAGTTAGGTATATTGGACGGGAGCAAAGAAGCTGTGACTGCCTTGTGTTTCGCTTACGGGATTCCGATGGACTTGTATTATGGGCAGTCGAAATACGAGAACGCCAAAGAAGCCAAAAAGTCCCTGTACGAGAGTGCAGCCATTCCGCTCATTAATGTGTTCTGCAACGACCTGATGAACTTTGTCAAGTACGATGAATCCGGGAAAGAGGTCAAGCAGTATGCCGGGATGAAACTGTTACTTAATACAGATAAGATAGAAGTTCTGAAATCAAGCACCACAGAGGTCTTGACAAGTCTTAACCTGATGAATGCCACCCTGAATGAAAAGAGAGAAGCTATGGGATACGCGGAGATTGAGGAAGATTATGCCAACAAACCCATGCTTACTTTAGGTGTTCAGTTCGGGGATATGTATTCTCAGGATATTAACGAGAATGAGTAAGCGTAAAGTCATAACCCCTGCCATGAGAGCCCAGCAGACAATCTTACGTTTGCAGGCTCTTAGGCTGTCAGAGGGCTACAAGGCCAAGATTGCCAGGGAGCGGACTACCGCTATCCGTAAGGCGATAAAGGAACTGTCAAAGTATCCCTATTCAGAGTGGGAGGGTATGGCTGCGGATCACATCATTAAAGAGCCAAAATTAAAGGAAACCATTACCAAGTTATACCTGAATGTCGGAACACCGGTTGCCCGGGTAGCGGTTAATAGGTTCTTGCAGAGGAAGGCGGATGCGTCTGATATGTGGGAAGAAGCATTGTATGAATGGACCAGAAAGCACATGGGTGCAAAGATAGGTCTTATGGAAGCAGCGGTCAATGACTGGCTAAAGGACCAGGTTAGAAAAGTTATTGAGGAAAACCCCGGTGCCGGGATAGAGAAAATGACACAAATCATGCAGCGGTCAGTATCTCAGAACTGGAACACGATAAAAGAATGGCAGACACGAAGGATAGTTCAGACGGAAACCATGAGTGCGATGAATGTCGCAGCCTCCGAGAGTATCGACTTGTTGGGGATGGACTATGAACGTACCTGGAGCATAGCGGGGAACAACACTCGACCAAGCCATGAGGTGATGGATGGGGTCACTATTCAGAAGGGCGAGTTCTTCAACGTGGGTGGATTCATGATGGCCCACCCGATGGATGATTCGATGGGCGCGCCGGCAGGTGAGATCATCAACTGCTCCTGTTGTGCTATTGATATGCCAAAGGATAGCGGACTAATCATTTAACAAACAAAATATATGCAACCGATTGCAAAATATATGCAACTGGTTGCATAGTTTTTAATTTGCGTTATGTAATCAGGTATTTTAGGGCGTATAAAAGCGCGCTAAAATGGAGAAACTCGAATACAAACAAGTCGCCACATCCTTTGAGGTCAAAAAGGAGGGCGGCAACCTCTACATAGAGGGCTACGCGGCCAAGTTCGGCAACGTAGATTCGTACAATGACATCATCCAGCAGGGGGCATTTGCCTTATTTCTTACGTCAGAGGACGCTAAGAGGGTAAGGTTATGCTATCAGCATGACTTCGATAACGTGATCGGGGTCATAGAATCCATGTTCGAGGATGAGCAGGGCCTCAGGTTCAGGGCCAAAATCAGTAATACCACATTAGGAAAAGACGTAGCCACACTTTTGGAAGATGGGGCGATCAATGAGTTTTCCATCGGGTACAAGACAGTAAAGTCCTCGATGGATGAACAGCAGAACATCCGCACCCTTCAGGAGGTGTATCTCTACGAGATAAGCCCTGTAACAAGGGCAGCAAACGAAAAGGCAACCTTGCAAGCCTCTGAGCGCAAGGAAGAAAATAATAACATTAAAAAAGATTCAGAAATGGAAGAAGATTTGAAAAAATTGCAAGCTGAACTTGCAGAAGCTAAGGAGGCCAGGAAGATTGCAGAAAACGCGCTGGCCGAAGCTGGAAAGGTGAAAGACCTTGAAGAAAAAACCGAAGGCTACAAAGCCGACATTGAGAACCTCGATGCCTCCATCAAACAGATGAGCGCACAGATCGAGAAACTGAGCAAAAGCACCGAGGGTAAATCCTTTGAAAAGGTACTTGCCGAAACTTTCAACTCCGATGAGTTCAAGAATGGACTGAAAGAAGTGATTGAAGGCAAACGGGTATCCTACAAAACTGAGGTAAAATCCTATACCGGTCTTGATTCCGCTGATCTTACCGGAACTGTTAATTTGACTATGCCCAACACTCAGGTTGAGGCAGATGCGCAAAAAAAACTGGTTTTGCTGGGTAGCGTACCTACCTACACGGTTCCTCAGGACAAGGCTATTATCATGTGGCCCGAGGGAGCATTTACTGATCAAACGGCCTACGTTGCTGAAGGAACAGCCTCGAGTACTGCATCCTCGGCAACCCTGGAAGAAAAAACACGCGCAATCGCCAAAGTCGCAGCATTTCTCCCCTTTAGCCGGGAGTCATCCACCGATATGTCCTACTTCTTGAATTGGGCAAAGAACGAGGCTATCCTGGCTATCCGCAACAAAGTGGATACCGAGATGCTGAGTGGTTTAGGGGCCGACACCAATTCCACTACACAAAAGAAAATCTACGGCCTTATCGGACAGGGATCTACTGCTTTCAACGCTACCACAGCCGGTGTGAATGGAGCCATCGCAGGTGCACAGATTTTTGACCTGTTGAATGCCATTGATGCGCAGATCTCCTTAGGGACCAATGATGCCTATCAGGCCAACCTGATTTTGATGCATCCCTCGGACTTCGCCAAGTATCGTTCCCTGAAGGATAATAATGGAGCCTTGTTGTTCCAGAACAACGGTGGTGTTTACTCCTACATGGGTAAGACTGTAAAACAGACCGCAAAACTTTCCGCAGGTCAGATGATCGTCATGGATACCGCAGCCCTTCAGATGTATGAAAAACTTGGTTTTGAAGTTGAGATTGAAAGAGTGGCTTCCACCGACAGTTACGTGATGTACCTGCGTTGGAGAGGTCAGTTCGTTGTTCCGTCCAACAAGAAGAAAGCCGTTATTTATGTGGCAAGCATTAGTTCCGCAATCGCTGCCATTACTGGAGCTGATAACAAACTGAGCATGGGCGTGGTTACCGTTAGTGACCTTTCAGCCGAAACTGTAGAAACCGTAGATACCGCATCCGCAAAACTGAGCTGGGCTTCCTCTGGGGATAACGTGAAATACAAATCCTCTACCGACAATGTAAACTGGGGTGCTGACATTAGTACTCTGTACCTAAATCTTACCGGTCTAACCCCCGAAACCAAGTACACCTACTACATCAAAGCCGTTAAGGCCGGAATGATAGATAGTGATAGCCAAGTTGTTTCCTTCACCACTCCGGCTGTTCCGCAAACTTAAGCATAGTCGTTATGTCTAAGAAATCAATAAGCAGAAAAAGGGTTAAGCCGCTTTATGAAAATAAGGCGGTAGCCCCCTTGGTTGTAAAGGGTAATGTCCGGATCGTAGTTGTTAAGGCGCATGATGGGTTGAAAGAGGGAGAAAGCTACGTGAAGGATGTGAACACGGCGGCAATGATGGTAGAAAAAGGATACTGGAGGTATGAGTAAGCTAAGATACACGGCAATCGGCACAAACGCAGCCATCACCCTGGCTGACTTCAAGTCCTATATGCACATAACAGGGACTACCAATGATGCTGCGCTGACCGATGTGCTTAAACAGGCAACCATCCGCATACAGGAGTATGCTGATGTAGCCTTGCTTCCGTGTACCATAGAGCTTGAAGGAGAAGGAGAGATCATAAAGTTATACCAACACCCCGTAGACGAGATAACCTCGGTAAAGGACCTTGTTGGTGGCTGGGATGTGGATTATGTGAGCGATTATCGCAAGACCCTTATCGAGCAGATTGATTCTGATGCAGTAGTTATAACATACACTACCCTACCCACAAGTGCCGATACGGACAGGTTATTGAATTACGTGTATGAGATGGCCTCTGCCATGTGGGACGGAAATACCGAGGAACAGAACAAAGTATATCAACGTATTCCAATCAACTTACGATAACCTACGATAATGTTAAACAAAACGGGTAACATACAGGCACGAAAGTACACCGAATCCGTTGTCTTTTATACCACATCCTCCACAGTAGATGCCTACGGGATGGAAACGGTAAGCGAAGTCAAAGGAGACACGTATGATGCCGATGTTACCCAGATGTCGCAGTATAAAAAGCAGTTGTATTTCAAGGATGCGCAGGTTACAGGGGTAGAGATCCGCTTAAGGTACACTTCGACTATTCCAGGGAAGGTGGTATGGAACAATCATAACATCATAATCACCGGGCATGAGAACGTGGACAACCGGAACCGTGAGTTGATTCTAATAGGCAGTTACATGGAGGATGGGGTATGAGTGATGGGATGTACATAGATTTTGACCAGGCAGCTTTCCGGAAGTTCAAGATGAACAAGCGGAAATTCGAAGATCGGGTACTTTTCAAAGCAGCTCAGGGGTTGAAGGAATCGGCAGCAAGGATTGTGGCGGGAGCGAAAACACACCTGAAAGACAACGGAAGTGTCGCTACTGGAATGTTGAGAAACAGCGGAAGTGTACGGCCCCAGGTGGATGGAACGGTAGATGCCGGATTTTATGCTGAATATGCTTACTGGGTTGAGTACGGAAGAAAGGCAGGAGGTATGCCTCCGGTAAAGTTGATCAAAGAATGGGTGCGAAAGAAACATATAACCAGCGATGAAAAAGAGATTGATTCTATCGCCTTTGCAATAGCGAGAAACATAGCAGCAAACGGAACAAAAGCAAAGCCTTTCCTTACCCCTTCGTATGAAGAAAACAAGTCCCGAATTGACGAGCTTATGCAGAAAGCGATAAATGAAGTAGCAGAAAATTACAATGGCAAGTAGTTACACAACGGCATTAGGCAAGATACGGTCAGCACTTGTGACAGCGGTAAACACCGTCGAGGCAGGGCTGGTAACTTCATCTGCGACCACTTTTCCGAGGGTTGAAATCGGGGATGTGACCGAGATGAAGGTACAGGACAAGGGGTATGATGTAAGGATGCTTTATTGCAACATAGACGTTATATCACAGTCCTACGGAACATCGATAAGTTATGCAGAGCAGATCAATGCAGCTATTGTGGGACATAAGACATTGACCGTTTCTGGGTTTAGTTCAATCGGGGCGGTAGTGGATAACATAACGGAAATCATTGAACCGCAGGAAGGGAGCTTCACCATTTATCGCATCATCTCAAGAGTAGAGATAACCGTAGAACCGGTGGAGGTACCCGAGGGAGAATAATAATAAAACAATAAAAGAAAGGAGAAAAAAAATGGCAGTATCAGGAAGAACAAGACGAGTTTATTTGACGAAAGTCGAAGGGGAGGTGACTACTTATCCGTGGATAGCAGGTGAAACCTCCAACAGTTTAGACATTAGCCGGGAGGTTTTCGGCGGTGGAGACAAAAGCGAATCATGGGATAGCTTCTTCGCCGGGAAAGGCAACTGGAATGGCTCTGCTTCGTTTAACCTCAGCAATGAGGTGAGCGATGAGCAGATCGGTTTATTAACCTCATTGAAAGCAGGCGACAAAGTAGTCGTTTTTGTTGGGGATTTGGTGGAAACGGCAGAAAATGTATTTTCCCTGAGCGATGGGATAGGCGGAGCGGCCTACATAACATCTATCAGCGAAACTAACTCAGATGGTAGCGTCTCCTCAAGAGATATCTCCTTCCAGGGAGACGGGGAGCCGTCTTATACGGCAGCACAGGTGGAATATACACCTGAAGGATAATTAACAATTAAAAAAAAGAATACAATGGCAGTATCAGGAAGAACAAGAAAAATTTACTTGTCAAGTTCGGACAAGTCGACAAATACCTGGATAGTAGGTGAAACATCAAACAGCCTTGATATCAGCAGGGAAACATTTGGCGGAGGTGCAAAGGAGGATGAATGGGATGATTTCTTCGCAGGGCGTGGAAGTTGGACTGCATCGGCATCCTTCAACTTAGACAACAGCGCAGACAAGAATCAAATCTCCCTTTTAAACTCGCTTATAGCGGGGACAGAGGTATATCTGTTCATCGGCACAGTAACCGCCGGAGCGCAGACGGAGGGTGTATGGGGCAAGGCACTTGTTACCTCAGTAAGTGAAAGTAACGCAGATGGTAGCGTTTCATCCAGGGACGTATCATTCCAAGGGTGCGGTGCACCTGTAAAAATACCGGTAGCATAATGCACAGCCGGTTACAATACATCAAGATAGGGGATGAGGTAGCGAGGATGCTCGTTACTCCATCCCTATTTTCTATCGCCCGGAGAAAGGGAATCAATGCTAACATCGGGGCAGGAGCAACGGCTATCGAGGTACATGATGCTTTCATCAGGATCATGTATTGCGCCTATCTCAATTATGCCGAGGTGGAAAGGATGGACAACCCGGACTTTCCCGAACCTATCCTCAAGCTGATGGATTTTGTTGTTTGGGCGGCAGACAACCAGAAGGAGGCAAGCGAGATGGTGGAGGTGATATTTGAATTGGTAACCGGCAAGAGTTTGAAGAAGGAGGAAGAGGGGACAGAAAAAAAAAAGAAAACCAAGAACCGCAGGACATAGACCTTATCGGGGAATGGGAGCCGATTAGGGACTTTCTGATCGGTTATTGCGGGAAGGGAGAGGTTGAGGCGTGCAGAACCTCATTCGTTGAATACAGGGCATTGATAAAGGCTCACAACGATAAAGAGTATGCGGCTTGGGACAGGGTAAGGATGCTGGCACACAACGCCTATATGCTGACTGCCACAAAGGGAACGAAGATCAAGGATCGCAAGAAGTTCATGCCCCTTGCCTGGGATGAGATGAACAAAAGGGAAATCAAGGCTATTCCGCAGCCTGCAAGTGAAGCGGAAATCAACGAACTCAATCGTATCGCCAATCAGTTCTTGAATAAAAAACAATAAGTCAATGGGTGTTTTAGGGAATATATGGGTAAAGTTAGGGCTGAAATCTGACGACTTCCGCAAGGGAATGGATCAGAGCGAAAAGAAGGTAGGCAAGTTCGGAAAGGCAACGCAAAAAATGTCCATGCTGGCAAAAGCTGCCTGGGCCGCCGTTGGGGCCGCTATTGCGAAAATAGTTGTTGACATGGGTAAGGTAGCAGCAGAAGCAGAGGGCGTCAGGCAAGCATTTGCCAGAATAGCCGATAGCAGAATGCTTGAGCAATTACGCAAGGCAACACGGGGCACGGTAGACGATGTTATGCTCATGAAGAAAGCTGTACAGGCGTCTAACTTTGGTATTCCGATTAAAGAGCTTGCAGGGTACTTCGAATTTGCAACAACGAGAGCTATTCAAACGGGCGAAAGTGTAGACTATCTTGTAGATTCAATTATTACAGGATTGGGGCGTAAATCTGTCATGATTCTTGATAACTTAGGTATCAGTGCAGCTGATATACGGAAAGAGATGGAAAAGACTGGCGACATGGCATCGGCAGTTGGAATCATCATCAAAAGGGAGATGGAAAAGACGGGCAAGGCGGCAGATACGGGTGCTATCACTTTGCAGCAGGTAAAGGCTTCTTGGGAAAACGTTAAAGTATCATTTGGATCATCACAGGTCATACAAAAGACGTTGATGGCGGCTACAAGGGGGGCCAATGCCCTACTGTCGGCGTTGGACAAGGTGGCAAACGCAGGAGGTCGTAAGCTATTCAACGCACAACAGGAAATTGACGAGTACAAAAACTACATAGACGCAACGGTTGGAAGCGGGGAGTTTGAAAGAAGAGCCGCACAAGTTCAGGAGTGGTACAAAAAGTCTTTGGCAGAAGGCAGCAAGATCATAGACCTGAACGGTAATAAAATTTCAAAGAAATACGCAAAGGTTTATTTTGCGGCTCTTGAAAAGTATCTCAAAGAGCTTACCGATACCGGGGAAGAAGCTGGCAGTGTAATGACGGGTGTTGCAGAAGAAATTATTGAAACCAATGAAGCAACAGAAGAATCGTACAATGGTTTAATCGGCAAGATTGACGAAACTATATCCGCTCTTGAAAAAAAGAAAAAAGCCGCAACCAGCATTTCAGAAATCGCTGCTATAAACGATGAGATCGCAGCACTAAGCAAACTGAAAGAAAGTTATGAAGCGGTAAGTGCTGTAATGCTGGAAATGGGCAGGATACCCCTACCAAAAGTGGATGGGAGTGGTAAGGTTACTACCCCCGTAACGACAAAGGTTCCTGTAAATGGCGTAGATATTGACGCTCTTACTAAGAAATACGGCAAGCAGAAAAAAGAGGTTCAGGAGATTGAGCGGAGTTTCATGCGTATTACCGATGCGGTATATCGCATAACCTCATCAGGGCTCGAGCTTGGTGTGATGTTTGGCCTTGATCCCGAGATTGCAAGGTTCCTGGACCAGATGGTCAATTCAATTCTTGACATGAAGGATGCCTTGTCAGGTGTATCTGATTCGGCAAGTGATGCAGCCGGTAAAATGGGTGGTATAGTTGGTGGTGTTTTGTCGATAGGTGTTGCGGTTGCACAGATTATCAAATCGGCATGGTTAAAGGATATACAGGAAGTTCTTGATAAGTCCGAAAGCCGATTGAACGCCATTGAGAGGACAATGGAGCGGATCTCGGATATGGATGGCCCCGGTGATAGTTGGTTCACTTCCGATGCGTTTAGTAACGTACAAAGACTGATTGATTCTCTCAATGCCGGGATAATGGGCGTGTTTGATGAATCAGCAAAACTCTGGGCGGGTCTTATAAACACGATAGATAAAACTTCGAAGGATGCAACGGAAGGGCTGACCGTGTGGCAAAGGATATGGCAGGGAATACTCACAGCCGGACTATCCGAGGTGGCTCATGCGCTTGAGAATATGTTGAATGATATGTACAATGAAGCGGCTTCCGATGCCTTGAAACAATATACCGCAGCCTTTGAGGGTATCGCTGACATCTTTGGCAAGGCTTTCGACATTACAAAGATTGACGAATACAAGCAAATATTACAAGATCTTGAGGATATGGATCTTGACGCTGACGACTTATACGGTGGTCAGATGGATGACATTCGTAAGGGGATAGAGAATGTTATCGAGTATGCCGAAAAGCTGAAAGAAACGATCACCGCTATGGTTGGCGACATTTCCGGGACCCTTTACAACACGGTAACGGTAGAATGGAAAAAGATCTGGATGGAAAACCGGGATGCCGGGGCTGAATCGTTTGCAGGCATAGCCGAGGCAGCAAAAAAGAACATAGCTGACATAATGGAGACGCTGGTTACACAGCAGATCTGGGCTTCCGTCATGGCCCCAGTATTTGATTCATTCGGTACCAACCTGACAAACGCAATAGCAGGTGGCGGGGATATTACCGGGGTGTTTGATCAATTCTTTGCTGGTTTCGATGCGCAGCTTGAGGGATATTATGGCGCACTCGATCAGTTTTATTCAGAAGCAGAATCAAGAGGTTGGAAGTTTTCTAATCCGAATGAAACGGCAACAAGTGGCACTACCTCTCAGGAGGATGCGTTGGATAAGCTGGTAGAAAAACAAAAACTACTCAATGACCTGTATAAACAGTGGATCGATTTATACGGGCAAGAAACGGCAGACGCTATGCTTGCAGGGATGGGGGCAGACGCGAATAGTTACGTAAAAGCCCTGGAAGATTCAATTGCCGAGCTGGATGCCTTGCGTGAAGCAGGTACTATAACCGATGAACAGTTACGTCAGTTGCAGGACTTCCAGGGCCAATTATTAGGTATCAGGGATGCCGCAAAAGAAGCAGCAGCACAGGCAGAGGCCGAGGCAAAAGCAGCTTCCCAGGCTGCTTATGACGCCTGGAGTGCGAATATGCAGGCGGGGTTGAAGGGTGCAGAAGATGAGTATGAGCAGTTACTCGCCTATGAGGCAGCCATAAAGGCAGCCATTGAAGATACTGCAATGAGCGAGGAGGACCGGGCAAAAGCCATTCAGGAGGCCTCCGAGGCACAGGCAGACCTTTACAATCAGATAAAGTCAGGGCTGGAAAGCACTTATGCAACAGATGATGACAAATGGGCAGCTCAGCAGGAACAGTATAGAAAAGACATTGAGTGGGCTACGGCTAACGGATTACCTGAACTGGCTAAAAAGATACAGGACACATGGGATGCCGAGGTAATAAAAAGAAGTACCGATGCGCTAAACGAGTGGAAAGGTACTATAGATGAAGCTCTTTCAGGTGTGGAAAGTGGTCGGATTGCCGCAATAGTAAAGATGCAGGAGGATTATGTTGCGGGAGTTTTGGCCGGTGGAGGAATGCCCTCAATAGAGAGGATGCGCTACTTCGCAAACCTGATGGAGGCCGAGCAAAAGAACCTCAATAAAAAGTACGAAACAGAAGAAGAAAAACACCTTAAGACTTTAGCTGAATACGATGCCGATTACAACGATGCCAAACTTTTGGGTGATGAGGAATTGATGGCCAAGATCCTGGCACAAAGGGAGGAGTACAATAATGACTATATACAACAGATAAAAGACAATGCCTCTGCGGAGGCCCAGGCATTGCTGGAAGGCTCCGAGGAATACAAAGCCCTTACCGGGGATCTTGCCAAATTGGGAGTGGATGAAGCCCGTAAGGCCCTTGATGCTTATCGCAAAATGGTTGAAGGCAGCGAGGATCTCTCCGAAGAAGCAAAAGCGGAGATCCTTGCCGGGCTGGACGAGATTCAGGAGAAGATAGACGACATTGAACTGGATAACCTTCAGCAGCAGTTCGAGGATATTCAGAGTGTTATTTCTTCTATATCCTCCATTTTAGGCTCATTTGGGGCAAGCTCGGAATTAACAGAGGGGTTATCCGGGCTGAGTAACGTCATCGGTGGGTTATTTTCCGTCATCTCGGGTGGTACCTGGGTGAATAAATTTGCAGGTATCGCCTCAATGATTGGTGGTATAGTCACGGTTGCCAAATCTCTAAAGGGCCAGGATATTACCGCTGGTGTGAACAAGCTATCCGCAGCATATCAGAAGCTTGTCGGGATAATGAACAAGGCCTTTGGAGATAACAAAACTGCTTTGCAGAATCAGGCAATTGACAATATTAAAGCCCAGATAGCCGAATATCAGAAATTGATTGACAAGGAACTGGCTAAAGGTAATGGATTCCTTGCAAGGTTATTTGGGGTTGACACGAATGAAGAGGCGGTCAAAAAGTATCAGCTGGAGATTGAAAAACTCTTAGGAGATATAGCCAGTCTGGAAGAAGAGCAAAAAAAGGACTTTTTACAGACCGACACGGATTCCTTTGTCAATGAATTAAGAAATATCTGGGCGCAGAGTTATGACAGTGCCGAAGAGTACTATGCCGCCCTGAAAAAACTAAACCAAACCACAGTTGATGATATTATTGCCCGGTGGATCGAAAAGAAATTGGTGGAGGACCAGGTAAACAGCGCGCTCAACAGGCTGTATGAATCCGGTATGACCGATTCCGCTTTTGACCTTTTTGGGCAGGAGATACAAGCTATATCGGACAATGCGAAAAGAGAATATGAGAAGTGGCAGGATGCCGGGTATTTCCAGGGAGAAGAGGGTGGTAGTTCGATGGATGGCAGTATCGCCAGGACAGCCACCGAGGCGCAATTCAACCAGTACCTGGGTTATGTACAGAATCTTAATATTACGGCACACGACATTCTCAATGCCCTGAGGGACCAGCCGGCATTGATAGATTTCTCTGCCCTTGCACAGATAAGCAGGGGAATAGCCAACGATGTTGAGAGAATCAAAGACAACACAGAATACTGCAGGATGTTGGAGAGTATGAAAAATGATTTGGCTGCTATCCGCAGGGGTAGTAGCGTAGCATATAATTGATATGACTTATAAGATTAACGGAACGGATATAAGCACATTGGGGGTTATTGTGACCGACTTTTCGGGCCTTTTTGACGCTCTGGAGCCCAAATCGGTTAAGACCTATGACGTGGCTTCCCAACATGGCGTAATGGTCAAGAATGACGGAATACGCTATAAGGAAAGGGTAATAAATCTCGAATTGTTGATACTTGCCGAGAATGCCGCACAGGTGATAAGCAATATTGAAACTTTAATGCTTGCTCATTCAAGAATAAGGCTGGAGAGAATCAATGAATTTGATGTTAAAGTATGGGATTGTGTGTACGACAAGGAAAGCAGCAGGGAGTATTATCATGAGAATGCCGAGAGGGTGAATATAGTTCTAATCGAGCCGGCACCAATCAAGAAAGTGTACAAAAGCACCGGGAATTTTTCCATCACTTCGGCACCGGTTAGTGGTTCAACCCAGCAACCTTTGTTGATCTCTTGCGGTGATTATACGCTGCTGGAGAATAAGCGCGCAGGTACGCATACGCACACGTACACGGATGGGTACGACAGTCATTATGTGATTGTTTCAGGGGTGCTGGATGAGGTAACCTTATCCGGACTTACGAATTTAACCCTTTTATATAGTGTTGAAAAATGAATTTTGACCACATACTGCATAGAGCCGATGGAACACTTGTGGAACTCAACTCTCAGGTAGGGACTTTCAGGGCGGTAACATCTGAAAAACTTACTGCTGTCCGTCAGGATGTGTCGAGTGCCGAATTAACTCTTGTATCCTCCGAGGCTTTCACCGTGAATGTTGGGGACTGGATCCAGGCAAAAGGCATCAGGCTGTATTGTATGTCCACAATAGACAGATACACCTGCTCGGAAGACAACAACAGAGAATACCAACTGACCTTTTATGATCCTATTTATTACTTAAGACAAGCAATATTTTACAATACTTCCGAAAACGAAAACGAGGGTGTGTATTCTTATTCCCGGGTAGACAACACCTACCCGAGCGTAGGAACCTTTGAGGACTTTGTAAAACTATGCTGTTATAACTGCAACTCGGTACAGGGAGTAAGACTTTTCAAGGTAGGAACGATAAGCGAGGATATTGCAACCGACATAAGGGTTATAACATTTAGCGATTACAACTGCTTGGCAGTACTAAAACAATCCTGCGAATCCTTTGAAACAACCTGGAAGGTCAGGGTCAATGAAGACCCCGAGCCGGATAGTGTTTTCGTTATTGATTTTGGTGTAGCGATAGAAGACTTCCCTGTAACCTTAAAGGTGGAACACGCACAAGGGCTGACAAGCATTGATGTAACGGCAAGTGATAAGGATGTATATACACAGTTTGTGATTAAAGGTGGTAGTGAAAACCTGCCCTCTGATTATCCTTATCCTAATTTGCAGCTCGATGAGGACCTGTTAAGCACTCCCCCGATCCTTGACAACTCAATGATAAAACTTCCCGACTTGTATTCAAGATGGGGAAAGAGCATCAAGGAACTGACCTATGAGGACATCAAACCCTCCCGGACAGGAACGGTAACATCCATAAGTGAGAACATATTGAAGTTTACGGATTCCGACCTTATCGGAGCCGCCTGGTCCCCTGTTGGAGGAACGATTCACTTTGTTTCAGGACATTTGATAGGATTTACATTCAACTGTAAGGACTTCAACTCCACTACGGGAGAGATAACCATAGAATCCACCGAGGAGAATAACGGGTTTGTTCTCCCTTCCCCAACTGATTCCTATTACAGGATAAACGAATTGGATAAATACAATATAGCGGGTGTTTCCCTTCCGTCATCTTACATAACGGATGCCAAAGCAGCGTTGAAGGAAAGGGCGTTATTGGGGATAGACTATTGGTCACAACCGAGGATGCAGTATGCCATCACCATAGACCCGAAAATTATCAGCGTTGAGATAGTTCCAAATATGGGCTTCCATATTGAGCATTCAGCATTAGGGATTAATAAGGTTATCAAAGTTCAGCAGGTGGTTTATGACCTTTCCAAAGAATCACCTTATGATATAGAAAGTATCATTATCTCGGACCTGAAAACCGATGATAGCCGGGCTGATGCGACACACAGGCAGATAGCGACAAACAGGAATATCGTAAACGGCACGGGTGCGAATAACGTCTATTCGGCCAAATTGTTGAGCCGACAAAGGATATTAGACGATTATGCCAAGTCCCAGGGGCTTCCGAATTGGGGCACGTTCATGGAGATTTTAAGTTCCGGAAAAGGCCTTTGGAAGGATGAAGACGGAAACTGGTGGCTTAATGTTGCAGCAATAAAAGCGGGGGCCATTGGTGCCGAATTAATCAACGTGACACAGCTTATTGCCAACGAGGTGTTCATAAATGGCGTGGAAGATACTGCAGGAAACCTTGATGATGCTATACAGGTGGGGGGAAGGAATTTATTGCTGAACACCAAGAACGAACGGTCTGGTTCATACAATGTGAATCCCACTTACATTTTGACCGAAAAGCCAATAGTAGGTGAATCTTATACGCTCTCAGGTTGGTTTAAGTTTTCGGAAGGGAAATTAAAGCGTATAATGGCGTATAATTCAGGGGGAAGCATTTCTTTGTTTTCTTGGCAAAATAATGCGTGGCCATATGGGGAGTGGTTTTATTTTAGCAGAACATTTACTTGGGTGAACAAAGCAGGTTCCTATTCAGCAAATGATACCAGCGTCAATATTTACGGCGGCGCATCAGATGGATTATTAAGTTATGCTAAATTAATCCAACTCGAAAAAGGCAACAAACCCACAGACTGGACACCTGCCCCTGAAGATGTGCAAGCAGAAATTGATGCAGCGTCAGATGCGGTAAATGCGTTGGACACTTTTGTAAATGGAACATTCAAAGACGGACTGGTTTCCGAAGCAGAAGCAAAGGCGATAGAGAAGTACATAAACATAGTAAATTCTCAAAAGTCGGATATAGATGCGCAATTTACCGCTTTGTATTCCAATAGCTATTTGTC